AAATCGAGTCAAAAGAACTTTATCTCCTACTTCCAAAACCTCTACAACAACCGCATCAACGTGGCGGAAATAGTCACGTCAACTAAGTTCGTCACCAAGAGCTTTAACGAGCGTGATCCTCATACCGGCGCTGATGGTGCCAAGATTAACTTTAATGCAGTTGAGTTTCGGGATCGCCCCGCAAAGGGTGATGAAGAAACTAAACTCATTGAGGATATTTTGAAATGGCTTGAAAACGATCGAGGAGAGCTGGTATCAGCTGCATTACGTTCTAATATCTCCGGCAGCAATCTGGTTGAGCTTCCTTTGGGAGTCGACCACTCGGAGATTAAAGAAGCTTTCATCGAAGCTAACCCTAAGCGTCTCGAAGCTTCTGGACTCGGCTCTCTCCCTCCATCCGCTGCGACCGCTGGGAAACCTGCTGACGAAAACGAACCACCTAACCCTAAGAAAGCTTCAGGAGCTAAGGAGTTGTCTGAAGAACAAAAAGAAGCTTTAAAAGCAGCAGGACTAGACTTCTGAGCTAGCATTAAAGAGTGAAGGTCGAGTAGAGGGTGTACACACACCCTCTTTTTTTTGTCATCGCTTTAATAGGTCATCTATAGCAGGCAACGGCATTTGATTCACTAAACACCACTGAGTTAATTTTGAAAACAATCTGCCGCGAACGAGGTAGTTGGCATGAGTCAGGTCTAGGATCTCAAGCAACTCCTTTTTATCGAGCTTGGCTGCTTTCTTCATGAACTGCAGGTGAAGGAACTCCTGCTCCAATCCCATAAACTCCTTTAGACGTTTTAGACTACTCTCATTATCCATGAAGTTCTACCAAGTTCCTAGATTCATTTTTAATCCTATCGCATCCGAAGGCATTTGCGAAGGGAGTTGCTTACTTCCTACAGATTGGGAGGGTAGTTTAGAGAAGGAAATAAGAGTATACGGGAAGGATGACATAACCTCAAATAAGATAGAAGCCAATATTACAGACCCTGATTGGTGGTACGCAAATAAAGGAAAAGTGGACTGGGTAATCGCTATTACCCAGGGTTCGGAATACACTGAATGGATACTGGATTACGGATTAGATACCGCAAATAAGGGGCTCTGTATCCTGGACCGAATAACCTTCCTTGAGCCCACACGGAAACGGGAGGGCTTCCTAGATAATAGCTGTTTAACAAACCTAAAAATTTTGTCTCCGCGACCAGCTTTTCGTGCGGATGGTAATCAATCAAAGGACTCTGTGACTTCTGCATGGTTTGTATTCCGAAAAGCAGGAGCCGCTCGGGTTAATACAAAAGTCGATTTCGAAGTAGGGTGGGACCGCCCTAAAAGAACTTGAAATGAAAGGACGCATGGAGACCCTGCTACAGCAGATCATATTAAACTTAGAAAAACAAAACAGTAAGCTAGATAAAATAACAGGTCTCTTAACAGCAGATCAACTCATGAATGAGTGTGTTGATCAGCATGGCAAAGCAAGAGCACCAGAAGAATGCGCCAACATAGTAGTTGAATCCTTTTCCGCTGGCCTGTGCTTAATGGGCGAGTTAGATCAAAGAACGCGAGACTATAAATATCAGAAGGACGAATTTTTCATAGACGAAGATGATGAAGATGAGGAGCTTGGGCCTGATATGTTTGTTAGCTCGTTTTAAACTGAAAAATAAATAGAGTAAATTGTGTCAGACACTCGGGTAACTATAAATGGTCTAAGGCATTACCTCTGCGATGGTGTGCCTAAACCGCTGCCTTCAGTCACCTCAATCCTTAGTGCCACGCAGTCAGAAGAGACTCAGAGAAAGCTTGCGAACTGGAATAAGCTAAACCCCGGCGTAGCTGATGAGGCTGCCACAAGGGGGACCTGGATCCATAACAGCGTTGAGAACTATTTAAAAGGTTTACGTGTAATTCCTCCTCAACAGTACGAACCTTACTGGCGGGGAATGCCTGAACTTTTAGATTCCTTACTGGGAAACGCTCGGGTTCTGTGGTCTGAGAAACCCTTTAATCAACCAAAATGGTCTAAGTATGTAGGTGACGACGGAGTAGGTCGTATACATTACTATGACTCAAAGACAGGTTACGGGTATGCAGGATGCTGTGACCTTATCTATATGAATGAAAACGCTGAGATAGTACTAGCCGACTTCAAAACAAGCAACGGACCTTACTCGGCACGCTTCCCCAAGAAGGATCAAAATATTGATGATAGGACTCGAAAGGCTTTAATATCAGGGGTTTTCAAAACTAAAAAAACAAGACTACAGCTAGCTGCTTATAAAGCAGCCGCTGAATTATGTCTAGGTATAAAAATTTCAAAGACTCAAATAATAGTAACAACAGCAATAGAAGAGTTCGATACGCAGATATTTACGTTCGGAGAGAATGAAATAGAGAGCGACAGTAAGGCCTGGTTTGAGACAGTCAAGCAATTCTACGAAATGCAGAACTCGCCGTAGAATTAAGGCCCCGACTGAAGAGAAGACCTCTCTTAAGGTTTTCTTTCTGCAGAATACAGGGCACATAGGGCATACTGGGTACCTCGACAACACTCCATGAACTTCATTTGCTCCATCAACAAAAAAGTCGTCAATTTCTTAAATGAGACTACAGGAAAGATTGGACCAGGAGGGAATTTTCAGGCATTTAATGAGAATTGGAAGTCTGCGCGTCTTACTACGACGCAAATAGCAGAGGAAGTAGCAAAGAGGCACGGTTTATGTGCCTGGCATCTTGTAGAAGGTAAAAGACAGAAGAATAATACAGGATTAATACAAGCGGGCTTGATAATCATAGACATTGATAACCAAGCGGACGGTAAGGATGAGAATGGCAACAAAATACAAAAGCAAGAACTTACAGCAGATGAAGCTTTCGAACTAGAGATCTGCAAAAAATACCTTTCTCTTGCATATGACTCTCCATCCACGACGCCAACGTGGCCTAGGTTTAGGCTTGTTTTCTGTTTAGAAAAACCCATCCTTGATCCAGGGTTTTACCAGTGGTTCACTAGAGAGATTTGCAGAAGTATCCCAGGCTCAGACATACGAGCAACCCAGTGCCCAAATCTTTTTTACGGATCAAAAAATGAAGAAGGTATTTTAAAGATTACAGATAAGTTTATACCTGCACACAAAATAGATGAAGCATATGCTCACTACATAACACTGCCTCAATCCATCGAGAGCGAAAGTCAAGACGGAGAAGAGATATTAAAGAAAGTAGAAACGAAGGCTGACGGTTTAGTTTTCCTCAAACTTGTATCTCAGAAAGTACGTGGCGTTCTAGCGGGGGATGAGGTAGATGATCGCAGCTCGACCATGGCTGCTGTTCTTAAAGAATTGATTGGTTGGAGCAACTGGCTACAGGAACGTGGAATAAGCACAGACGTGTCCCCCTTGACAGTGGCACATAATGCGTTCTATGCTATTTACGACTACCCCCCAGACCTCGATGGTAAATTTTCCCGGATCTTAGGCTCGATCCAAACTCCTCAAGAGCTGCAGCCTGCAGTAGCCCTAGCTTCTGAACACGGCGAGGTAGCCGTCTGGAAGAAAGTCAAAGCTCAAAACAAAGAGCTTTTCGAACAAAAAGCAACCGAGGAAGAGAAAAAAATCCTCGGTGCAGCAAGAGCAAAACCAGCCAACTCGGTTCTAACTCTTGAAGATTTTAATCTTGACATCCCTAGTCAAGAGATCACATCAACAACATCAACATCAACATCAACAAATCAAATGACTACACCGCAATCTCCCACGCAGTTAATCAACCTTCAGCGGAACAGCGGACAGAATCGACAGTTCTCAGAGAATGATGTAGCAGATATTATTGTAAGCCGCGAAGGAGATAACTTCTTATACGATAGCAATCTAGATCAGTTTTACACCTATGACGAAGATGAGGGTATTTGGTACCTTCAAGACGAACAGCATATAAAAAAGAGAATCGTTCGAGCTTTAGATAGCTTTGTTAGCGCTGGGGTTCTCCCTCGCTACACCGCATCCACGGTTAGTAGCGTCTTCGCTATCTTAAAAGCCAAGCTTCTGCGGTCGATTGAAGGTGGAAGGAAAAGTATTTGGGGAGCCGGAAGAAAGTTTATTCCTTTCAAGAACGGTGTATTAGATACCGAAACTCTAGATTTTCACGTCGATAACCAGAAAGAGCTTTATCTGCGCAGCCGACTCTCCTATGAATTCGATTCAGAGGCTCGTTGTCCTGAGTTCCTGAAGTGGATTAACAAAAGCTTAGACACGGGACAATCACTCCTAATTCAAGCCTTTGCTCGAGCAATCCTTACGGGATATACATCCGGAGAGCGATTCCTCCATTTAGTCGGGCCTGGCGGAACCGGCAAATCGACAATGCAGCAACTGATGATCGCGTTGGCCGGTTACCACGCGACGCACACAAGTAGCTTAGAGATCATCGAAGAAAACAGGTTTGAGTCATACAACCTAATTGGTAAAAAGCTTCTGCTTCTTACAGACGAATCAAACTATAACAAACGTATGGATGTACTCAAGAAAATCACATCCGCCTCAGACACCTTAAGGGCAGAGAGAAAATACGGAAAAGAAATCATTACATTTAAACCAGAGTGTTTGGTGTGTATTGCTAGTAACGAACACATCTCATCCAACGACAGCAGCAGCGGTTTAGAGCGCCGTCGTCTGACAATCGTTATGGATAAAGTTGTCCCTCCGAGCGAAAGAAGAGAGTTAATTAGTGTTTACGAGGATCGTATCGATGGTGTCTTTGCAGATGAAATGAGCGGTATCGTGACTTGGGCCTTAGATCTGGGCTTCGATAAGATGCGAGATGTACTCGCTAATCCTGTAAAGCACGTACCTTCTATAGCCAAAACGAACATTGAAGCACTTCTGTTCAATAATCAATTCGTTAGCTGGCTGGCTGAATGTTGCCTCTACGCTCCTAATTCAGCCACAGTGGTTGGCCGTGGCGCTTCGAAGCCCTCTACAGACGAATCAGAGAGAGGACTCTATGTTAAGGATGCCTACCAAGAACTTTATGCGAGCTATGCAAACTTCTGCAAAGCCTGTGGTTACAAAGCAGCTGCTAAACCGCGCTTTGTGGAGCGCACGAGAGAAGCTCTAGTTAACATACTCAAACTGCCAAACTGCGGTAGTATCACTATGAAAGCAGGGATGCCTGCGATCGCGGGTCTACGCCTTAAGGCATTCGATCTACAAACAGATAGAGCGTCGTACGGTCCAGACCGCCTGCCAAGCCCTGTGGAATTTGCTCAAAACCCTGATCTAGAGCTCTGGAAAACAGCTTTTGAAAAAAATGATGGCCAACAAACTTAAAGCAATTCCACTCGCAATTATCTGCGGTACTGGAATCAGCATTGCGACCCTCGTAATGGCTCCCCAGTACGTTGGGGCGCCTCTAGCCTTCACGGCTGGTGTATTCGGAGGCGCTGCCACAGTCGCTGAACGTAGGCTTAGGGTTCAGGTAACTCAGGAACAACAGGCACGAGTCACGGCTGTCTTCAGTGTCCTCTACGAAAAAAACAGGGGCATCATCGACCCTGCAGAGTTATCTTTCCTAGCCAATATCCCTGGAGATAGAGCGTACGCTTTTCTACTTGCCCTGGCCGAGCAAACCAACGGACAAAGAATCGACACGAAAACAGGTCTGGGATCAGGCTCTGTCTTTAGCTTCGCCCACAGTGCAAATGCTTTAGAGCAGCTAACGAAGAATGCTACGAACTGGGCTCAAGCACAGACGAAGCAACTTGAACAACAGTTAGAAGCACAACAACAGATAATCTCCTTAATGCAGCTGAAAGAGCAGCAACAAACAATAAAAGCCGCTCAGTTTACACAGGACGTACAGGAAGACCCGTGGAAGAATCAACGATGACTCACCTTCACTAGCCCTAATCACAACTATGCCTGACCTATCACCACGAGCCCAGCAAGTGTTCTGGGCTTTCAACAACGCAGCCAGCGGTAAGCCTGATGATTGGCACTACTTGCCAGCCATCGCTGCTGCCGTTCGTGCTGCAGGTGAACAATGCACCTATGTGGCACGCACTGAGCTCAATCTCATCGCTGATGAGTTAGAAGCCTTTGCCCAGTAGTCACCTTCACTAGGCGGGCAACCGGCCTACTCAACAGGTTGCACCACTCTTAGCCTTAATCAACTGGCACCTGATCATGCCTGACAACAATCCCGCACCT